GCAATATAGCGGTCCAATAAATTTGTCAAATTTCAATATTAAAATTATCGATAATTATGGACTATTAGTTCAATCTATACAAGAAGAATTTACATTTGACTTAGAGCTAGTTATACAAGCAACCAAGCTATTAAGTCTAATAAAATAAATAAATAAATAAATAAATAAATAAATAAATCTAAACATTATTTTTTAAACCAATATATATTGTTAAGTCGTCTTGCAAATCAATAATAGGGCAATAAATCCCTTCGCTATTTACATTAGACCCATATATATTTGAGTTCGCTGTATTATCATAACTAATACCATTAGAATTACTGTTTTCAGTCCATGTACCACCAAATGTATTATAACCCCGCTTAATATTGAAAAAACGTTTATTTGAACTAATTGTTGTAGCTTGACCAAACATAAGAGCATTAGTGTTAGTAATATCAAAAATATTGTCCACAATAGCATCACTAAATAAGTAATTAGTTTTTAACATAGTTTTTAACGGTAAATATTTAATACCATCGGTCGTTGTTTGAATACTATAATTGTTATTGTTAAATACATATGAGTTGCTTAGCCCGGTGCTTTTATATATTTTGAAAACAATCCATTTATAGCCTTGATTTGACAAATTAACAGAACCGTTTAAATTATATGAAATAGTGCCATAAGTATTATATGAAATATTCAAATTTTTATTATTATGATTATTATGATGAATATTATTGTTGCTATAGTTATAACTAGTGCTATTCGGATATAATGAAAAATTATTGTTAAAATAAGAGTCCAAATACAATAAAGTAGGAGACATTATTTCATGGTCGTGATTAGTATAATGTTGTAATTGAATATTATTTAACGCGCTTCCTATAATTTCAATATTTTTTATTTCATATATATGTAAAACAGTTAAATTTAATTTGCTAGTAACAATAACATTATTTGTTTTTGTAAAACTATTATAATCACAATAATGATTTGTAATGATTTTATTATTAATACTAACTCCCCCACTATTATTCAAATTATATATTTTTTCCGTTAAGTTAAAACTAAAGTCAAGGCCTGTTTTTTGAAAATACGCAATATGAGTGTAAGATATATCATTATAAACATATGTTCCATTAGCACATATATCGCTTTGTGCTAATATAATATTTTGACTAGTCAGACTAATATTATTAGTTGTGCTATAATTTGCAATTATTCTATTTCCTACAATATATTTATATATTGAATTAATATTTGTATAATTTCTATATAAAGCCAGCTCAAAATATTTAATACTTGCAACACTCATATTATATACAACTTCGTGAACATTTACAATATTACTTATACTATTTAGAGACGGATCACCTATGAAATTATCTATATATATGTAATGTGTAATATTTGAACCTAGCGAATTATCAACGCTAGGGTCACGACTATAATTTATATTTAAGATATATGGATTTGAAGACGGGTCCCCAAAATAATTAATAATATTATTATTAGTAATTTCATCTATTACTGAAAAATACCCTTTTAGCCTAAAACCTTTATTGCTATACGAAGTCTCGTTATCATAAATATCTTCAATAGCATTACAATTATGAATAATTCTATTATTAGTATAGTTATTCATACTATAATTAAAGATCATAGCCCCTGCATTAGTATTAGTATTAGTATTAGCATTAGCCCCAGAAACATCAAAACCGCCATAATTTATAATTTGTTTTAAAACACTATTAATGCTCATAGTTATTGTTACTAAATTTAAACTATTATCAATAAATTTGCCATAACCATAATGATAAGGCTCTAAATGCTGACTAGCAAAATATGGATGTGTTATTTGAAATGGCTGTATTGAACTATTATTAAATATAAGCTTATGTGTGCTATTAACCACATTAAAATATAAAACGCTACCATTACTAATGTCATTATTACTTATGCGTTTGTAACAAATAGGATTAATCGACATATCAAGACTTGTTCCAATATTATTATTGCTAGGAATAAGTGTATACTTAGAAACACTTATATCACTATATTCCGAGTAATTATTTGTATAAATATTCTGGACTTTAATTTTGTGATAATAGTTTGAACCGCTCATTAAATTGGCTAATGTAATATTAAAATTCATAGCCGAATAAATAGCGCTTAAAAACGCGCCACTAATATTTTGATTGGTTATTACATAATAACGACTAATTAAATTGCTTGCTAAAGTAGTATTTACACGATAATCAATATTATAATTCGTTATGCTAGCATTGCCCGACGTTTCATTTATAATGCTATAAGCATTATAATATGTTAAGGTTACATAATTTTTTAGTGAAACATTTGCACTAAAATCGCTAGTAGAGCCTATAAATTGTGGCTTATACGGCGGGTTAATATATACAAAACTTAGGTTGTTGAAAATTAAAGCACGACTTTCAATGCTGGGATAATTAGCGCTATAATTTTCACCATAAACTCGTATTGAAAATGGTAAATTTTTACTAATTATATTGTGAATTAATAAATTATACAAATTAGAAGAATTAGGACTGTAATTGGACCGTTGAAAAACATAATGCTTATAATCATATACATTATAATCACCGCTAATAGTTATTTCGTCAAGTCTAATCCACATATTATTATATATAGGATGAATGTCTACAGTCCCAGCAATATCTAGATAAATTTTTCTAATAAACGGTAAATTTTGCGTATAATCTGCAATATTTGATAATTTGGCAACAACGTCATTTTCTTGCATAGCTATTATTGAATCATAATTCCACCTTAAAGTTAATGCATAAGTATTAATGCTTATATCATTTTTGGAAAATTTATATGGTTGTTGTGTGATTATATCATAAAATGTTTGACCTGCTTTATTAATAGCGCTAGCAGATGAAACCGCATCAGGAGTTATTTGGCTAGGTTGCGTATTAACTTGTGTATTTATTGTTATATTACTACTGTTATTTCTATAACCAATCATAGTATAATTATTATATATTATTACTTTTTATAAAAAAGTAATACAAAAATATATTATTACTTTTTATAAATCGTATAATATTTCACATTCTATTTCGATAGATAAATCGCCATTATTTACATCTAATATTCTACCATATTCATCATAAATTTTTATATGCAGTTTATTAATATTTGTTGGACCAAAATATATTCTTTTTGGATATAAAACAGTTTTTATTCCGTCTTCCTTTGAATTGGTCATTTTACATAATATATTATTATCTGTTAAGGTTTGATATTTAAACGCAGATACAAAGGCATTATTATGATTGTTTTGATAATCATTTACTGATAGCAAGTAATATTTATTACTAAGACCACCGTCATAACAATATTCTGACTCATAACTGTTAGAGCCCTCATATTTTATACTTATTTGTTTTCCATTTTTAATTATTCTATTATTTCTAAAGCCCATTATCCAGCCTAATGTCAATTGATTTTTATCAATATTTGTTGCTATATTATAATTCATAGTCGGATTTTCAATATAATCGAAATTTAAACTAAATATGTGGTTATTTTTGCTTGTAAAAATAAATTTGGCACTTATAGAATTATATTCTAACTCTATATTATGTGGTAATTTGCTTTTTATTTCTTGAACCAATGAGTTTTCATCGTAACCGCCATCATTTATTTCTATTAAACTAGAGTCTACATAAAATGAATGTGAGCCCGTTTTTTTCGATATTGAATAAATAGTATACGGAAGTTGATAATTTATTACTTGGAGCGAGAGAACTTTCTTAAAAGCGGTCGGGAGATTTATTACAAAATCGGTTGAACTAGAGTTTTCATAATTGTCTCTAAAACGCGTGTCAATATTTAAAACCTTTTTCAGTGTTTTAATCGTTAAAGGGTTTATTAATCCGCTTTTAACATTTACTGGATAATATTCCTCTTTTTTAGCTTCAGCGTGCTTAATAATGTTATGGTCGTCTTGAACAATGAGAATATTTTTCTGTTTTTCTTCTAGCAATTTATTGACTTTAATAAAGCATTGATAAAAAAAATCCACGAGCTGTGCCTTATTTTCGCTAATTTCGCTATTTTCGTCAATACTAGTGTTTCGCAACTTAGCTATTTTAGTTTGCAATTTAGTATATAAAAATTCCTGATTTAAATCAGCATTTTCGAGAGATTTTACATCAATATGCAATATGTTTAATATTTCCTCAATGCTATAATTTTCAATATTTAAATCCATATTATTATATATTATATATTATATATCAAAAAATATATAATATTTTAACTAGTTAATATAAATGGTGTGCTATGGGTCTTGTATGTTTGCCTCAGTTTTTCTAATTGCCAATATTTATACTATGTTTTCATGCTCTAATGACAATCATAAACAAGAATTTAAAAATACATTAACAAAGGAGCAACAAGTATTATATGAAAAGTTAATTCAAGAACGTAAGAAAATATACTATGGCGGTTTTCTTTTAGGAATTGTGCTATCTTTTATAGCTGTGTATTTTGGAAACAAATTATTGTTTTCAAAAAATAGCAAATCATCTGCGCTACCTAAAATTTGTATGATTGCCAGTATTACTTTTGTTACTAACTACTTATTTTATATATTATATCCTAAAACCGACTATATGTTGCTACATTTAAATGACAAAACACAAATACAAGGTTGGTTAAACATTTATAAAAAAATGCAGTTCAAATTTCATTTGGGTTTTATATTAGGAATTATTGCTGTCATTATTTATTCATATGGCTTTTGTAAGTAAATAAGTAAATAAAACTAAAACTAAAACTAACTTTTAACTAGCGTAAATATTTCATTACCACAATCATAGTCATAATTTGTAATGGTTAATCCGCATAAATTAAATAGTTGCTTTAATTCGTCAAGCTTATAAATGTAATAAAACCGCTCATAAATCTTTCCAAATTTATTCCATAATACAATATTATTTCCATAAGTATTAAAGCATCGTCGCGTTTTTGGCGGTTGATTAATTGACCATACAGACAATAAAATTTTGCCATTAGGCTTTAATAATCTCTTCATTTCTAATAAGGCTTTAACCCTGTGCTCTTTACTTTCTAGATGATGAAAAACAGCAATACATATTAGAGCATCAGCGCTAGCACTTGGACAAGGAATCGCGATTATGTTTCCATAATGCACATTTAAATTTTTAGCTTTACAAATTTTAATAAAGTTTTCACAATTATCAATCCCAATAAAATTAAGATTTTTTGCATTATTATTTACCATATTGCGACCATTTCCGCAACCAATATCATATACGGTTGCGTCTTTTCTCAATTCATTTAAAAATGTATTTATCCATTGCCACTTATAGAGACGACTATTATCAAAATGGTCGGCAATTTCTTCATAAACGTCTTTGACTTGTGTTTTTTCAATGCTAGCATTAGCAATTGTTATTTCAGTCTCTGTTTCCGTTTCCATTTTAAAGTTAATAATTTTAAAAATAGAATAAAACATTATTTTATTCAATTTTTAAAAAATAGAAATACAAGAAAAAAATTGATTACTAATTTAAGTTATTAGCTAATTAAGTATTACACTATACACTATGCAAGCCTTTAACTCTAATGCTATTCTCGAAACTATTACGTGCCCTATTACGCAGTGTGTTATGAGAGACCCGGTTCAAGGAAGTGATGGTCATACTTATGAGCGTAGTGCTATTATGAGTGCATTAGCTATTAAAAGCGAATCACCTATTACTCGCCAGCGTATGACAGTTAATGATTTAAAGCCAAATGTTGCGCTCAGATTTTTGTGTGATAATTACAATGCATGGATGGGTGCAAGTCCTGTTAGTCCTCTTCCAAGTCCTGTTCCAAGTCCAGAAACCATGACTACTTTAGACGTCACTATGACTAGCAACAGCACAATTAGCAATAAATTACTGCTAACTTTCGATGTAAATAGTGAGAGCAATACACACCTTTCACAAGATATTGTGCTAGTTATTGACCGATCCGGTTCAATGCATACGCAAGTGGAAGCAAAAGACGTTAATGGGAAAAATCTCGAAAATGGGCTATCAATCCAGGACATTGTTAATCATTCGGCAAAAACAATTGTACAAACATTGGACCAGCAATCCCGCATTTGTATTATTAAATTTGACAATGTTATTGAGGTTGTAACACCTCTTATGCGCGCTTGTAACGCAAATAAGGTTCAAATTATGGAGGCTATTGATACCATTAAACCAGGCGGTCAAACAAACATTTGGGGCGCACTTGAAAAAGCACTGCAAATTTTAGAGGGTCGCGACGACAAATCAAGAAACTGCGCCATTTTAATGCTTACAGATGGTATTCCTAATGTTTCACCCGCTCACGGAGAGGTCGAAACCCTCAAGCGCTTAAGAAAAACCAAGAATTTTACGTGCCCAATTTATACATTCGGGTTCGGTTACAATTTACAACCCACTTTATTATATGATCTTGCCAAATATTCCAATGGTGGCAACGCACATATTCCAGACGGTAATATGATTGCAACAGTGTTTTGTAACTTTATTGCAACTATTTTATGCACTGTTGTTATGAACTTACAACTCCACGTTATTCCTAAGGAGCATAATAGCGCAACATTCGGCAATTTATTAGTCGGCGATTACGCCTATAGTTACGACCCCATTAATCAAAAATATATTTATGATATTGGAACAGTTCAACTCCAGCAAGAGCGGGCTATTGTTTTAAATGTCGAAGATAAAATGGACTTTGATTATTATTACACATATACTATTGGTAATGAAGCAATTACTTCAGCAACTACTAGCGTAAATGGTGCCACTATTGCGCGTTGCGTAAATAATCCTGCACTAATTAGCCACAATTATAGGGCTACAAGTGTAGAATATATTAGAAAAATGATTAATTGTACACGGATTGGGAATCTTTTAAGCACTCAAGCTTGCTATGATGAGTTAGTTAAGCTATTAGAAGCAAATAAATGCGCAAGCAGCGCACAATTTGTAAATGGTCTTCTCAAAAATATTAAAGGCGACTTCGCAAATGTCGGCCAAGTTAAGCTAGCAATTGACCAAAAATATTTTAGGCGTTGGGGAGAGTTTTATTTGGACCAACTTTCGCGTTCGCTAAATCAACAAATCAAGCCCAATTTTAAGGATGAAGGCTGTATGTTTGGCGGAGCGATTTTCGAAGAGCTTGTAGACAAGTCAAGTGACATTTTCAACAATCTTGAACCGCCTAAACCCTCATTGGTTGTTCATAACCCAACAAGTGGAAATGTGTTCTATAGGAGTTTAGGGTCCGTGTCAGCGCCTATTTCAATGTCTGCATATAATGACCCTCGCGGTGGTTGCGTAGACGCGTATTGCACAATTACTATGTTTAATGGAACCTCAAAATTATTAAAAGACGTCCAAAAGTTTGATATTA